TCGCACCTACCTATGGCTTGAGGTGCACAGCCCAGGGGCCATCGAGAACATGCTATGGGTTCTCCGGTCCGGGCAGTCGCTGGGGACGTGGACCTTTGAACCGGAGCAGGACCGGGTACCGATGGACGCGTGCGAGCGGTTGGCCGGTACGCCAGAGGTCATGGCCACAGGGGTCGATGAGATCCTGCTGGTCCACGCCAGGAACGAAGAGACGGACGCGTCGGCATGGGGAACGTCCGACTACTACCCGGTTGTCGAGCTGATGGGGGAGATCCACAACCGGAGAACGCAGAGAAGCCGGGTTCACGACAAGCACGTAGACCCGGTGGTCTACGGGCCGGACATCAGCGATGAGGAAGCCAAGGTGCAGCTCCGGGAGAACAAGTATATCACCATGCCGCCAGGTGAGGTAGCCCCACCCATGGGGTATCTGGTGTGGGACGCTGGATTGTCGTCCGTAGACTCCGCCATTCTTGACCTGACTCAGTCGTTCGCCAATGTGACCCGTGTCGATCTTGAGGCGTTGCTGGCCCACCTGGCTACGACCGAAGAGTCGGGCAGGGCCATTCGGATGCGCCAGATGACGACGCAAACCACGGTCAAGGGGAAGCAAACCGAGTGGGCCTACCCACTGGCGAAGATCATCTCCCTGGTCACCAAGCTTAGTGTTGCGGTACGGGAGAAGGGGGCGCAGGCTGAGGTAGCCCTCGACATACCGGCTGAGGTGGCTGTTGTCGAACCGGAGGACGTGGACATATTATGGGGTAGTGGGCTTCCGGAGGACCGGCAGGAAGAGCTGGCGGAGGCCGTCACCATGAAGGACCTCGGTATCCTGTCCAGAGCCCGTTTGGCGTCCCGTGTGTTAGGGCTTTCCATCGAGGAAGCGCAGGCATTGGTGGATGAAGCCGACGCCGACGCGGCAGCGGCCCAGCCCTCTTCCCTGCCTTGGGAAGGAACATAACCTATGGCGGTCTCCCCCGAGGGGTTCTTGCCTATCTTCGCGCAGGCTAAGGGCCTGGGGGATGAATACGTGTCCGCCATGATCCAGGCGTACACCGTGGCGGAGGAACGGCTGGCAGCGGCGGCGGAGGGCCTATGGGCTGTAGCCCTGGATGAGACCAAACCCACGGACTGGCGCAGGGCGTTTGCGGCCCAGCAACTGGCTCAGGTTCGGCACGTGATCGCCGGGCTCAAGAGCCAGAACGACGAGTTCGGCTGGTGTCTTGAGCAGCTCTACGCCTTGGGGTACTCATCGGTCGAGGGGTACCTGAACCCTGGTGGCCTTAGCAAGATGGCCCATCCTGGGGACGTTACCCAGATGGACCTTGGGATGTCGGCCCTTGCCCGCCGTGAGATCAACGCCCTGGTGGCCTCCTCGGTCACCAAGTTGAACCACCTTAGCGGAGGTGTCGGACGAGAAGTCGAAGATTTGTATCGTGCTTCTGCCATGAAAAGTAAGATCACTTCCCTGGCCACAGGTTTGACAGTTGTTCAGAGCAGGAAGACGCTAACCCGGCAGATCAGGCTAGGTGTCCTACCCATACGGAAGGCGCTGGCCGCTGGGGCACGGGCTGGGAGGTCACCCGACGACGTACTGGCGGACCTGGTCAAGCAGGGGCAGATCAGCGAGAAGATGATATCCAGCATAAAGCGGCTTCCGGAGACCGGCGGGACCGGGAGCGGGGTGGCTAACTGGCTAAAGAGCCGCGCGGCGGTTACCGAGTTCGTGGATAAGACCGGCCGCCGGTGGGGGATGGGCCGGTACGTTGACATGGTGTCGAAGACCATGACGACGGAAGCCCAAGATAAGGGCCTTGAAGCGTGCATGAGGGAGTCCGGCCAGGACCTGGTCAAGGTAAACCCTCACCCAGGCACCTGCAAGAAATGTGAGAGGTGGGAGGGGAGGATTCTCTCACTTTGGGGCAAGACACCTGGCTATCCCACTCTCGCAGAAGCGAAGGCCCAGGGGTTCCGACACCCGAAATGCCGACACGTACTGATGCCCCACATAGCTGGGATAGGGAAGTACAAGGCCCAGATAAAGAAGGCCTATGCTTCCCCCACAGGAACGATAACCGGGACGCCAAGGCAGCACCATCTTACCGCCCAGATAAAGGCCATAGCCGACAAGAACCCCAGGGCGTGGGCGGAAACGACCAACGCCTTGGTCGACGCTGGCTCGGCCACCATGATGGAGAAGCTTAGCTTCATGGACCTAGTGAAGAAAGCGAGGCGGGAAGAGAGGAAGAAGGGCGCCCAGCCGGTTCCCCTGCTTGAGCTGGCCGCCTTGGTTCCCCCGGATCGGTGGAAGGATCTAGTGGTTCCGGGCTCTCCTCCCCTGTCTGAGTGGTATCAGCAAGAACTAGTGAGAGCTCAGGAGGACGCTGCGAAGTAGGAAGAAGTCCGTGGAGGTGCGATGGTGAAGTACCTGGTGTACCTGCTGTCTCCCGGTAGGGTTCGGCATGTGCTGACCGTTACCCCGGACTGGCGGGTGTTGACTGCCGATCCGGAACGGCGCCTTGCGCGAATGGCCAACGCGGTACCGGATGAGCAGTACGCCAGGGAGTTGATCGCCAGGCTGGTGGATAGGCAGGGGTTCTCCGTGTCTGAGGTTGTGGACGCGGCGGAACCACAGGAGATGGTCCCGGAGGCCCGGAGGGACCCGGACGACCCGGCAAGCATGGAGGACCGATGGGAGATCGCACCGTCGGTCGTAGTAAGACACTGATGGGAAAAGACAGCATGGACGAACAGACCGTTGATTCCGTGGCCCCAGCCCACGACCCGGCTCCGATAGTGCTGGTTGGCTTCATGGCCGGTATCCCGGCGGTTCTGACAAGCCACTACACTTCCGCCATGAGAGTGGCCGCCACCACGGCGCACGTGCTGGCCACGCAGGGGAAGATGGCCGCATTTGCCTTCCCCACCACTACGGACCACGCCCAGGCCCGGAATGCCCTGGCTGATACCGGCCTGGCCTACGGGACGGAATACGTCTTTTTCGGGGACTGCGACCAGACCTTCGACCCGACTACCGTTCTCCGGATGATGGAGGTAATGAACGCCGGGGGACTTGACGTTCTGACGGGGGTCTACTTCATGAGGGGGAACGCCCTGCCAGTTCTTTACCGGCTGGACGAGGGGAAGGACGTGGGGAAGGGCGGCGGGCAGCAGGGGTTCAAGCAGATCGTCCGGTATCCCAAGGACGGGATATTCGCTGTCGGCGGTTGCGGTGGAGGCTGCCTGATGGTCCGGACTAGCACGTTCGCCAAGATGCGGGACGTGCTGGGCCGCAGGCCCTTCGACAACCGGATAATGGTAGGCGTGGGATGGATAATGGAGGATCTGTCCTTCGCCCTGAACTGCCACGAGCTCGGGGTGTCGATCTGGTGTGATCCCACCATAGTGTCAGGGCACCTGGTGGTCAAGGAGGTGACCGACACCGACAACGCGGAGGCGAAGTACGCGGGGGAGACGATAGTCAGCGAGACATCCATCATGATTGACGGAAACCAGGAGGCGTTATATAATGGCCACGAACGCTACCGAGGAGAAGACCTCGGGCGAGGGTACTGGCGCCCGTAAAGACAGCCAGGACGCCCCCACCGGCGGGGACAAGAAGCCGGGCGGAGACACCACGAACCACGCTGACCACGAAACGAAGACCGGACACCCCGTGTATACTGGGGTGTCCCAGGAGACCATCAACCGGCTGGACGCCAAGCACAAGAGCGAGATCCGTTTCCTGACTGAGCAGAACACCGCCATGGCAAACGAGTTGGCCGCGTTACGGGCCGCCGTGGAGGAACAGAAGAACGCCGGTCTGTCGGAGTCGGAGCGGCTCCAAGCGGAAAACGCGAAGCTCAAAGAGGACGCGGCCAAGGCCAAGCACGACGCCGAAGAGGCGAGGCAGAAAATGATGATCTTCGACCTGGTCTCTCGCCACGCCCCCACACTGCCGGTTCCGTTTCGGCAGCTGGTCTCCGGCAAGGACGAGGACACTATCATGGAGTCCATCACCGCCTTAGTGGCGGAGCACGACAAGCTGAGGGACGCGTCTATCCGGGGTCTGGCCCACATGCCCCTGGATGAGGTAAAGAAACAGTACGGGTCGATCATCACGCAGCTTGCATCTGCCCTAGCGGAGGACGCGGAGCAGAAGCAGCCGCCGGGGGACGTGGGGTCCCAAGCGGGACAGAGCCAGTCCGGGCAGGTGACTCCCCCACCCTCGTGGGCCAAGGGGCAGGGAGGCCAGACCCTGTCAGCCTGGCTATCTGAGCGCAAGAGACGAGGCTACCCCGAACGGTAGCCATCCAAGAAACACCGGGAGGAAACAATGGCCATCACCTCGACCACCACCTTGGCGGATCTCGTTCCGGAGGTCACCGCCGAAGCCATGTTCTGGTTCACGCAGGCCAGCTTGTTCTACCCCGGCCAGGGGAGAGCTCGGCAGTTCCTCCAGACTGAGGACCTGCGAAACTCTCCGGGCCTGTCGTACCCGTTCGGCAAGTACGCGGCCATCGAGATGGGGGACGCCGTCGAGGGCGTGGCCTACACGGATACCCAGGCCCTCACCGCGTCTACCACGACGGTAACGGCGTCCGAGAAGGCCATCGTCGTTCCGGTCACGGACCGGGTCAAGCGCTCCGTGCATATGGGCGGGGACCGTTTGATTCAGGACGTCGGGCGGGCCATCGGGCTGGCCGCCGCCACGAAGTTCGACAAGGACGTGTTCTCCCTGTTCGCGTCCCTCGGCTCCTGCCTCATCACGACCAACAACCCGATCACCCACGCTATGTTCCAGAAGTACATCACCACGCTGGCCGAGAACAAGGCCCCGAAGCCCTATGCGGCCTTCATCTCCCCCTGGGCGTGGCTGGAGTGGGTGACGGAGTCCGGATCGCCACTCCCGGATTCCTCGAAGTCCTCGCGGGCTGGCGAGGCCATCTGGGAGGATTTCTTCGCCGGGAACATCATGGGCGTGGACATCTACACCCATGCCGACATCCCCACGGCGAACGCGGCTGCGGACCGGGACGGGGCGTTCATGTGCCCCTGGGCCATCGGGTGCGTCCTGAAGGCTGACCTGTCGATCGAGCCGTCTCGCGAGCCCCTGAGCCGCCTCACTCAGTACGTGGCGACAGCCGAGTGGGGCCTGGGCGTCATTGACGCCACCATGGGCTTCCGGATGTTCTCCGACGCCGACTAATCCGCCCCACCGACTCCCAGGAGGGACAAGAACCATGGCGCTAGTCTACCTGCCGCTGCCGCCCGAAGACGAGCGGGCACCAGCGTACGTCGAGCAGTACATGGCCGAGGGGGTGGACATCGAGGCCCTGTGCGTTCGCATGGGCTGGCTGTCCTCGTGCCCCAAGGACGTCCCGGTGTACGACACCAAGGGGAGCCTGATCAGCGAACCCGAGGCCCCGGAGTCGCCACCGGCCCCAACGGCGAAGCCCAAGGGCAAGTAGCCCTAGGGGAACAGCGACAACAGCTCAGGAGGCAAACCAATGGCTCTCGGACAGGACATTGCACCTCTTTCCCTTGACGTTCATCTCCCGGCATTCACCGCCGCGTCGATGAATCAGCCCGTTGGCGCCCTCGGGCGTCGAGCGCGCATCGAGTCCGTCGGCCTGGTGGCGGCAACAACTATCACCGGGCACACGACCAACTATTCCACCCTGTCCCTCATCAACCGGGGGACGGACGGGTCGGGAACTACGGTGGTGGCCACCCTGGCCTTCACGAGCGGCGTGGACGCGGCCGCCGGTGTGCTGAAGGATCTCACGCTGTCCCCCACAAAGGCAAACCTGGAGATTGGCGCCGACGACATCCTGGCGCTCACGTGGGTTGAGGCCGGAACCGGCCTCGACCTCCCGGCCAGCCTGGTCTCCATCAAGTACGGCGACGGGTACGGTGGGGGTATCTAATGCCTGTAGTGATCTGCACGCCAGCGGGGGCCACGGATAACAGCTACGTGAGCGAGGCCGACGCGGCGGAGTTCTTTTCCGCTAGGTTGGACTACCCGAAGTGGCTGGCCCACACGGTGGAAGACCGCCAACGAGCTCTGATCCAGGCCACCTCGGACATCGAGGCCCTGGGAGGGCACAAGGACGCGGTCACCGCTGATCGGGCACGGTTCAAGGGGGCGCCTGGGACTACGACCCAGGCGCTGTTTTTCCCCCGCACCACGGACTACGGTACGACGGGTGCTATCATCCCGGTGGACGTGGTCCGGGCAGTGTGCCTTCAGGCGATGTACCTACTCGACATCAAAAGCCTTCCGGACGTGGTCAATCGGTCCCGTCTTCGGTCTCAGGGGGTCCGATCATTCTCGATTGAAGGGCTCAGTGAGACCCTCGGCGGGACCGATTGCCCGGAGGGACTTTGTTCTGCGGCGTGGGCCATCATGCGCCAGTATGTTCGGGTGGGGTATCCAACGGAGTGAGGGGACGGCGTGGTTGAGGTCAAGATAGTAGGGATGGAAAAGCTGGAGGCCGAACTGGCCGCTGCTGCGTCCCTCCCTCAGGGGGTACTCAAGGGGGCAAGGGATTTCCTCCACGATCGCATGCTAGCCGTCATGGCGGAAGCGCAGGAGCACACTCCCTGGCGGACCGGTACCCTGGCGGAGAGCGGCCGAGTGGAGACGACAATCAGCAACGCTACCGGCATTCGAAGCGTGGTCACCTTTGGCCATGAAGCGTCTGCCTACGCGGAGGTCCAGCATGAGCGCGAAGACTTCAGGCACCAAGAGGGACGGCGCCATCACTATCTATACGGTTCGTCCGCGTCCGCATGGGAAACCCTCCGGAAGGCCGTCGAGCACGACCTCGCCGAAAAGGCCAGAGAACTGACGGAGAATGCCCTGTCGTGAGCTACGTCAATGCCAGGTGCCAGTTCGAGGTCCCGATTGGGGATAACGCCTTGCAGCGAACCAGGGGCGTGTCCCTCAGCGACGAATATCCCTGTTCTTTCCGACAGATGACGATGGCGGCGGAGCAGAGCGCGTTCGGGGTCGTTGGTGTCGGTACCTACCGGATTCGCGTCAACTGCGGCCTCGACGTGCGGGTGGGGTGGCGGGTGAACGTGTCGACGAATGAGGGAAAGAAATACACGGCAGTGGTTCGACGCACCTCTAAGGTGTATCATCTGGACTTAGTGGTGGAAGCTGTCTGATGGCCGCTGACTTCCTGCACATGGAAGAGCTGGTAGACGCCGTGATAGGCGCCCTGAACGGGTACGGCGTGAACCACGAGGGTGGCCTCCCGGTTAGTTGGTTCACCTACACGGACGGGAACCCATCCCCTCCATTGGTCCTGCTGGACCACGGGGATCTGTTCCGCTATCCTCCGGACACGGACCTAAGTTCCCTATGTCCTAGTATCCTGGTCCGAGGGATGGAGTCTACGTTGGTCGGGCCTACCACCGGGGGACAGAAGAATATCCTCCACACGATACGGGTGGTGCACCTTCGGGCTAATGACCAAGGGATAGCTCTGGACGGAACGGCGGAGCCTAACCCGGTTCGGGCGGCGGAGGCCAGCCTAAAGACCATCATTCGTGCCCTGTTCCGGGACGACAAATGCCGCCTGGCCCAGATCGAGGACGACGGGACCAGGCATGACGTTTCCCTGACCTGCACCGACTCGGCAGGGGCAAACATCATAGAGATGTCGTTCGCTCGGGCGGACTACGGGTCGGACCTGCGCTCGGGCATGGACGACGTGATGTTCATCCGGACAAAGAACATGCCGTACTGGGCCGTGGCCGTGGACCTTACCGTCCGAACGCGTACAGGAGGTGGGGCGTGATGCCCCGCAGGAACAGTGATGCGTATTCGGTGGGGGTTTTTGCGCCGAAAGACGACGAGAAGGCCCCTGCTCCGACCGAGGAGAGCGCTACCCGAACGGGCACCATGGGCGCCTTCGCGGTTAGCCCCACCCACACCGGCGGGGACAAAACAGATCAGGACGGTGAGGCCCGATGATCACCAAGGCGTACACGGGGGCGGTTACTGGCCTGTGCCAGCAGGTCGCAGGGACCAACGCAGCTATCTGCCAGTCGCTCCAGGGGGGCACCTTGAGGTTCACGCCGAACAACATCCGCAAGGGAGGCGTGGGCGGGCGGGTGCACACGCGCAAGGGAGGGGGCCTGTGGTCCATCGACTGGACTTGCGTAGCCCCGGACAAGACATACCTAGGATTCTGGTTCCCGGCGGGAATCGGAGTGGCCGTGGCCAACTTCCCCACGCTATTCTGTGAGGCTGACGACGGGACGGTAGCCCTTGAAGTGCTCCTGGGCGGGGGTCAGCCGAACAGCGTCAAGGCTACCTGCGCCGAGGGTCCGGACGCGGAGGTCGAGTGGACATTCTCGGCCATCTTCACGGACGCCACCATCGTCTCCACACCGACCAAGTCGGCGGTCTACTCGTCGCACAAGGGCCACACCGGGAACGAGTGCTCGGTCACCTTCGGAACGGCCACGAAGCTTGGCGTCTTGTCCTTCGAGCTTGGGCTTGAGTTCGGGGCCAAGGCGCTGTGGAGCCGGGACGGGAAGGCCGCCGGGGTGCGAACTATTGCCGACGGGGTCCTCATCACGAAGTACGAGCCGACATTCCGGGTCACCACAGCACAGGAGGGAACCACCTCAACCCTTGAGGGCGACGACTGGACGGCGGAGGACATCGTCCTGGCGTTGGACAACGGGACGGCTGGGGAGAACCTGACCTTTACCCTTAGTGGCTTCGTTCCCGAGGAGTGGCAGATGCCCATCGAGTCTGAGAAGGAGACGGCATTCGGCCACGCGTTCGTCCCAGGTAGCGGGGACATGTTCGGCAGAATCGCCCTCACTTAGTCGCAGGCGGCAGGCAGAAGTACGAAGAGGTGTGGCGTGGATATTCTTCTACGTGTCGAGGTAGAACTAGAGGGCGTGACGTGGACGTTCGGCCCTGCGGATAAGGCGCAGCTCCGCTTCGCCCGGCTGACCCAGGGGAACGAGGAGATGCGCAAGATCCGGGATAACCTGATTCGGGCTGGCGGCGGGGAGAACGAGGACGACGCTATCGCCGCTGCCCAAGTGGGGGTAGACGCGGACAAGATTCCGGACCAGGACGTGCGCGAGATCATGTGCGAGTGGTTCGTTGAGGGCGTCCGTGGATGGACTGGGCTGACATCCAACGGGACGCCTGTTCCGTTCAGCCGGGAGAACGCGGCGGACATCCCCACAGACATAAAGATAGCCGTCGTCACGGCGGTGTGGGAAGAGAGGAACCGGTTGCTGCGAAAAAAGCAACAGCCGCCCGGCTAGCCTATTTCTTCATGGCCCAGGGGCTTTTCGGGCGGCGGTACGTTCCCCCTCCCCCACGGGAGGAGAAGACGAGGAAGGCGGGGAGGGAACCTAATATGCCGGAGTGGTTCACCAGGCAGGTGATCGCAAAAATGCTCGAAGTTTCCCCGCTGGACGTTGATGACTTCTCCCCGGACATGTTGGTGGAGTCTATCGGATTCCGTGAGGGAGTGGCCCTTGCGGAATCCGTCTTCCTGGCACACAAGAAGGGCGGAGGGGCCTGATGCCTAACGTCGAGCTAGGCGTCATTTTCAAGGGTATTGACCAGCTAGGCGGGACCCTCCGCAGCGTCCGGGCGAACGTCCAGGGTAGTGCGGTCGAGCTCCACGCCTTGGGTCAGATCGCTGACCAGACCACCTCTGCCATTTACGGGGTGTTCAACTCCGCCATAACTCAGTCTGCCAACTTCGACTCGTCCATGCGGAAGCTCTCCACCATCTTCGGAGAATCCGACATGAAGGCCACCAAGATGTCGGACACCGTTCGCGACATGGCGAAGCAAATGGGCGAGTCCCCGGAGGGACTGGCTGAGGCCCTCTACGGAATCGGTAGCGCCGGGCAGAACGCCGAGAATGGGCTCAAGGTTCTTGAGGTGGCGGCGAAAGGCGCCATTGGCGGCTTCACGGACACACAGACGGCGGCCGACGGGATCACCTCTGCCCTGAACGCGTGGAAGATGGAGGCCAGCGAGGCCGGGCACGTCATGGACGTGTTCGTCCAGGCGCAGAATAAGGGCAAAATGGTGGTCGGTGACATCGCCAGAGGCATGGGTCAAACGGCTACTATTGCCTCTGCCCTAGGGGTTTCCCTCGAAGAGGTAGCCTCTATGGCCGCGTCGTTGACCTCAACCGGGAAACCGGCTGCCGAGGCGTTCACGAACGTGAGGGCGGCCTTGCAGGCGGCAGGGGAGCCCGCTGCGGACATGGCCAAGAAGGCCGCCAACATGGGGGTGGCCTTCGACGCCTCGAAGTACGCTGCCTTAGGGACCATCGACAAGCTCAAATACCTGGCTGACATTACCGACGGAGACGTCGGGAAGATGCAGAACCTGGTGGGCAGCGTCGAGGCGGTTCAGGCCGTTCTGGCTATCACCGGCAGCGGAGCTCAGGTGTACGCGGACAACCTGGCGGCCATGGGGGATTCTTCTGGCAAGGCCGACGAGGCGTTCTCGAAGATGGCGGATAGCACCTCCCGCAAGTTCGCCATCATGAAACAGACCGTCATGGACCTGGCCATTACCGTTGGGGACGTGGCCGTCCCAATCATCACGTCCCTGGTGTCGGTGTCGAAGCCCCTTATTGACGTGTTCTCGGCCATAGCCAAGTCGGCACCGGGTGAGGTGCTCCTGACGATCGCCACGGCGGCGGGACTGGCTGCCCTGGGCGTGTCTTGGCTTACCTCCATGTACATCAAGGCATCGTCCGCGTGGACGGCGGCCTCCCGGGCGTACAATACGATATCGAAGGCCATTCAGGGCGTGCGGGCGGCTCACGCCGCGCAGGCCGCGTCGGCGGTGGCGGCTGGGGAGGCTGAGGCGGCCGCTGCTTCTGCCGCTACCGTGGCCAAGACCGGATCTGCAGCCGCTACCGGGGCCATGGGAACCAGCATGTTGGCGGCCCTGGGGCCGATCGCCCTGGTGGTGGCGGCCCTGACGGGTCTAGCCTTCGAGATCGGGGCCGTGGTCAAAGCCTACGGGGAAATGAGGAAGGCCCAGAATGAGGCCTGGGAGTCGGCAGAGAACCTAGCCAGGAAGGAGGACGAGATCGCCCGCGCCGGCGGGGAGACCGCCAGACAGACGGCCGTGCGTCTCTTCGGGGAAGAGGGAGGGAAGAGATACGATAAGGGCGAACTGACCGACGAACAAAACAAGGCGCTGAGGGCGGAGCAGCTTCGGCTTCGGGAGAAGAACAAACGGGCCGCCCAAGTGCTGAAGAAAATCAACGAGGAACGAGACCGGCAGGCGGAGTTCGAAGCCCCGCAGAGCATGGGGAAACAAGCGTCATCCGCCGCCCTAGCCGCTAAGGCGGCGGGAGCCTCTCCCGGCGACAAGATGACGGCCGATACGATAGCCCAATGGGCGGCGGCAGCGGACACGAACGCGGCCGCGTTGGTGGCGGCGGGAGTGAATGGGACGGAAGGGGCTGGCATAGCCCCGGCAGCGGACACGAACGCGGCCGCGTTGGTGGCGGCGGGAGTGAATGGGACGGAAGGGGCTGGCATAGCCCCGGCAGCGGCCGCGTCCGCTGGTCCGGTCGGAAGCGTGGGCATGCCCCAGCGAATCGATATTCACTTCTCAGGGGACCCGAACCTAGTCCGCTACCTCATGGGCACGCCGGAGGCAAAACAGGCGCTTATCCAAGCCCTTCAGTCTATCGGCAAGAGCGCGTCAGCCGTACCGATTGGTGGGTGAACTGATGGCCCTGGCTAAGACACAGGTGGGGAGCCTCTCTCCGGAGTGGGCGGCTAAGATCGAATTCCTTCAGTTGGCCGCGCTATCTCAGCCTGGGGACAAAAACCCGAACTGGGCGTCGATCAACAATGTAAGGTACACCTGGTCGCAGGTGTTCGGGGGACCTCCTATCGGGGCGGCCCACAATTACCTGACCGGAACCTGCCCCGGAATGCCGCCGGTGACGAATACCGTTTGGGTCAACCAGATGTCTGGCACTACGATCATCGCCGGGGCTTCCGAGTACACCGTCTGCCCTTTCGGGAACTCCGGCCCGTTCTTCCTCTACGGCCAGCGGGTAACCTACAAGCTACCTGCCGCGTTGTCGTTCCCGTGCTCTCCGCATCATCTGGCTCTGCAATACGCATGGGGCAGTGAGGATCCCTACACGGTGGTTCTGAACAATGGGATGGGTGGGGAAACCGAACGGTCGCACGCGGCCCTGACCCCCTCCTGGGCGGCATCAGGCGGGGGAACGGTTCAACTCCCGTACGGAGCTCTGACCATAAACCTGGGCAATGACGCTACGTACTTCGCGATGGACTCAGTTTCCGGGGTCACCATGCGGGTAAGCGAGATAACCTGGGACGGTCGGGCGGTTGAGTTCCCCACATTCCGGGACCCGGTATCCGGATCGACCAGGGGGTGCCACATTGAGGGCGGCGGGGACGAGATCACCTTTCTGATAGATGACTTCCTGGCGGCCTCCCTCAATTCGGTGTCGTTCTCCGTGGTTATCTACCCTCCTATTGTCATCGATTGGGATCTGATCGCGTATTCCTGGGGCCAAGAGATAGGGGCGACGTTCCTGGTCCCGCGCAACCTGCCGGACGAAAGCGGAAGCTACTACGACAAGGTAGTGTCCCCTGTCCGGGAGATGAGGGAGTATTACAAATACAGCTCCAACGTCCGGAGCGCGGACATCCGGCCCTGGGAGCTACGGGTCCTCTTGGACCACGCGGCCACGGCTGAGGACCAGAGGTACAAAGAGCCTAGCGACCTTCCGTGCGTCATTGACGGAGCCAACCTGTCCATGAACCCGGACGAGTGGTGGCTTGGCTTCGTGGTGGCTCCCGTCCCAGAACTTAGCCTGAACAATCCCACAGGCACGCCCACGCCCCCCAGTGAATGGGTAGCGCAAACAGAGGACATCCTATCGGTATGTACCACCGGGACCAGTACGGATGTTCACCTGGGCAAGGCGTGTGCGGACCAGGTTATCAGAAGGGACCTGGTGGAGGACTATTTCTCCTCCTACATAACCCCCACGGGGCTGGGCACATACGGTCTTCCTTCGGCTTACCAGTTCCTGAAGCGACAGGCGACTAGTGATGTTTGGAACCTTGAGAACTTCAGTTTCCTGGAGATAACCTATACTGCCGACAGTCCCCAGCTTCTGGTTCTCGCCATAGGATATCGAGAGGTCTCCATCGAGGACAACCATCTCACAGGGTCTACGCGAGTGACGGGCTTTGACTTCTCAGTGGTCAGCCGGACAGCTCTGTACCCGTTCTCTATGGCGGCGGGAGAGGGGCAAAAAACCTACATCGACCTAGCTTATCCGGACTCGCCGTGGCTTCAGCACGTGGACTGGCTGGAGATTCGGGGCCTGTCCAACCCGGACGAAGAGCAAACCGCCCATGTTGTCCTGTCGGATATCAAGCTGGTTCGGATGAACCCGGTAACGGGGGCCATGGAGGGGAAGATGGACACGAAGCTAACCTTCTCCCGACCGGCCAGCACGGGAACTGGCGGAACTTCCCCTGGGCTACCCATAAGCTACACGGGGGCAACCTTCACGGCTGATGGCAAGCGGGCTATCCGGCCGCCAGACCAGATCCAGACTCTTTGTGGAGAGGCTGGGCTTGACTTCGTCGAACGGCTGACTGGATACGGAACCGGGATCATTCTGGACCATCTGTGGTTGCTGTCCTACTGGGGGACGACCCTCCACCGTCAGGAGGGGGTGGAGGTTCCCGGAGAGGACGACGACCCGAAGCCTTGGGACACGGATAGCCCCACATATGAGGCAGCTTTCGTCGACGACACCGTGGACAAGAACGACTTGCTTGGGGGAAACCTATACTGCTCTGACTGCATTGAGCAGTTCGATCTCGTCATCGACCAGTCGGGCACCATGGCGCTTCCGATTGGCGTTAGGGTAGGCTACTTCTGCCCGGCCACCTCCTACCCCTTCCGGGTGAAGGTCCGGAAGTATCTGGACGGGAGCATTCATTCCCTAGTGCGCAATGGCCGACGGCAGAGGTACACCAAGCCCATCGGCATCGAGCTCCACGAGGTCACCACGGAGGAGATAGACCTCGACCAGCTAGACGACTGGAGCCGGGTTGACTTTGCGGGGAAGGGCGGAGTTCGGGAGACCCTGGGCGGGTACCTCAAGGCGGCCTCCGGTGGCGGGAGATCGGCTACCCAGCAGGTATGGAACAAGCTCCGTGCTTGGCGGGAGATCGTGGTTTCGGCCCTGTCTGACCCGTCGTATGACGTGGACGCCTCGGGGAAGCTGTGGATGGCCTACGTTGACTCCGGGGCCGTCATGACGCGGGCGAGGGCGCACTTCTCCATCGAGTGGGAAGACGATGCCGTCGTCAACGATACCGCACAATGGGCCAGGCCGATCATCTTGTGCCTTGACGACGGTAGTATGGTAATAGCCGCTTACGACCTGGGCCAGCAACAATACCGACACTTGGTCACGGACACGCGGGGAAGTGAGTGGCAGGAGGCGAACATGTCGATAGCAAGTGGCTTCACCACATTTGACATGTCCCAGCGGGCGGGTCAGATTGTTGGGGCCGGGTGGGCTGAGGACGCTATGTGGTTTGTGTGGAGCCGGGACGGTGGGGTAACGAGGGAGCCATTTGGTGAGACAGACCGGAGGAAGATAGCCGATGCCCCGTTGGATGAGAACAACGAGCCCCCACGGCCAGCGGTGGAGGTATACGGAACCGGGGAGATCGACGTAGCGTTCCGGGTGGCCGACGAGTTGCACACCTACGTGTCGGACGACGGCGGAACCACCTGGAGGGCGGTCTGATGCTTCCCCACGGTAGCATAACATTCGACAACCCAGATCATCTGGGGAGGATCAACAAATGGGGGACTGGCCATACGTTCCGCTTCCAGGCGGACCGGTATGACAACAGCCTCTCTCCGGACACGTGGGCCTACTGTTGGATCATGGAAGGCTGTGAGATCGTCCCCGGCATCAACGCGCTGTCCCTAGCTGGCACCCCAAGAAGAAAGAGCCTTACGAAGGACGACTTCACCTATCCGTACGGGATAGGCAGCAAAGCCTGGCGAGTTGAATGCCCGGACGCGCATCCTAGCGCTTCGTGGCTCAGCTACATCGAGACCTCCCCGGGGAAGACGGGGAAGGCCGTCCACTCGAAGATTATTGAGCCCAGGTTCTGCCTGTCGTTTATCGAGTTCTCGCCCCCGCCAAACCAGACCATTGACGTGTGGACCATTATCGAGTTCGCGTGCGCCACCGGGGTCTACACGGTTCGATTCCCGTTCAACACGGACAGCGACAAATATCCAGAGCTATGGATAGATGGGTCCTTCCGGGACCGGTACGAGCGGGTGGACTCTTCCGTGGCTGGTGGGGTGGACGGGCCACGTCGATGGCGCCTGTGGTTCGAAGAGGCCGACGGAATCCTGATCATCCAAACCTCCATGATGAAGGAGCCTTGGATATTCGAGCCTAGGTACAACCCGGAGACCATAGAAGACGAGAGGCTTGGCCCCGGCCGCTTGGCTGTC